GGAGAAATAAATTATAAAGCCAATCCACTATCGATAAATGACGATTTCTTTTTACCACAGAGACCAGATGGCACTGGGGTAAAGATAGATACAATGCAAGGTGGACAGCAATTAGGGGAAATAGATGATGTAAGATATTTTAAAGAAAAAATACTTAGAACAATGAGAATCCCTCTTTCTTATCTAACTGGAGAGATGCAAGGGGATATGGCTAAAACCTCTCTTGCAGCAATGGATGTTAGGTTTGCAAAGACAATAGAAAGAATCCAAAAAATGATAATAAAGGGTCTAGAAAAATTATCAATTATTGAATTAGCATTTAAAAGATTTAGAATTGATGATATGTATGACTTCCAATTAAAGTTAACAACCCCATCTAAAATATATGAGATGCAAGAGTTGGAAACTTTAACTCAAAAACTTAATGTTATTCAAACGGCAATGGGATTAGTTGACGATAACGGGAAGCCATATTTGCCTAAAGAATGGTTGTATAAACATATTAATAATTTTACAGAAAAAGAAATATCAAATATTAAACTAATGCAACAGACAGAAATGATAGAAAAAATGGAAGATGCAAAAAGATTAGAACTAATGCAACAACAAGGTGCTACCTCCGGCGAAGCCGGAGGAGGAGAAGTACCCGGCGGTGAAGTTGGAGGCCCAGGTGGTCCTGCCGAAGTTCCTGTTGGAGGTGGAGAAGAGGCCGGCGGTGAAGAAGCCGGTGGAGGAGAGGCAGCGGCAGCGGCTCCTCCTGGAGAAGGCAGCGAGACAGAGCCTGCAGGAGCTGCAGCAGAAGCTGGTGGCGCTGAGATAGAATTAGCCAGTCGGATTCTTAATGTGGCAGGTAACGATTTTCTTTTAGAAAACGAGGACGACATCCGAGAAGTCATCAATTTTGTTAAACAACAGGGAGAAAATCACAAGATAACTAAAGATAATAACAAATATGATAGGCGTAGGAAAAGAATCTATGAAAATAGCTTTAATCAGTTATTTATAAGAGGTGAATTCAAGGGCCTAATCAGACGACGTAAAAAAAGTAATAACGTTCTTAAAGACTAATAGGAGGACAACTCATGGATTTTAGATATAGTCAGATAGCCCAACTGACTCAATTCAGTAATGAAAAAATGGTTGACATAATCAAAACAAAACTTGCTGAATCAGAGAATGTTGCTGGCGCTCTTGTGTTTGACGACAAAATAATTGTCCTTGACGAAGAGACTGAACAGTTTTATGCTGTTTCTTACGAAGTAGAAGACAGAGCTCTTAATCTAAAGAATTGGGAAAAAATTAATGTAATTCCTGATAATAAAACTAGATTAGAGGATTTGGCTGAAAGCTATTTTGATCCACAAAATCAAACAGAGATTCGAAATAAAGATCTCGTTGAAGCTTTTAGACTTAGGTATTCAAACGAACCATATAGAAGGCTTATTAACCAAGCTTCTATGGAAAAGAAATCTATAGTAGAGTCAAATTCAAAAATCAAAGCACTTAAAGAGTTAAGAAAAGTAAGGGAAGAATTTTCAGATGATATCCTTTCTGTAATGGAAGATCAAAAGATTAAAACTCTTACAAATGTAATAAGCGAAAACTCTCCTACTCAACACATGATCACTAGGATCAATTTTAAACAGCCAATCTCAGTTTCTTTATTCGAGGAAAATTCGGATAAGGTAATTAACCTTAGCGAAAAGAAAAAGAAAAAAATTAATGCTGGTAATGTAAAAAAGAAGGTTAAAAACCTTTGGACTTCAGAATCTTTTAAAGAAGATTTAAAAGAGACTGTTAATAAATTAAATGAAAGTGACGAAGAAGTAAGAATATTAGAATCGTTTTTTAATAATCATAACGAGATCTTGGTGCTAGAAGCAAATGAATTAGAAGATTTAATTTTGAAATCAGCCTTAATGATTGGTGAATCTAAAAACGCAGAGCGGTTAACTCAACTAATGAAAGATTATTATAGCTTAGAAGAAATTCAAGAAGCTAGAAAAAATTATATTTCAAGGAATATGTTAACAGAGGCTGAAGCTGAAGGAGACGCCGGTGGTGAAGACTTTGAATTTGAAGAAGAGCCGGAAGGTGAAGAGGCTCCTAAGAAAAAGGATAAAGAAATTTCAATAGATGAAGATTCTATAAATAAATTCATCAAAGTATTGAATGAGATAAAAGAAAAATTAGAAGAAAAAACAATCCAAAGACGTCTTGTAGATAGCTTTATAACGGCTTTAGAAGATGCTAAAGTTGGATCAATGAGTGAAGGAAAATTAAAAGAAATTGTTGACTTTTTATCGGCAATTTATAAAGATGCTAAGGAATCCCAAGAGGAGGACTAGAAGAATATGTCTAATTATAATGAATTGCTAGATGAAATGCTTAAATTAGCTGGGATCCCTCTTAATGAAAAAGACGACGAAAAAGTAAATACAGAAATAGATAAAGAAGATGTTAAAAAATATCAATCCGAGCCAGATGAAAGCACGGACTCAGAAGATGAAAAAGATAATGAAACAGACGAAGAGCTTGTTGACAAATGGGACGCTTCGATTGATTCTACTGGTAAGGTGGAAGTTGAATTCCATGAATCAGCTGTTACTGTTAACTTTAAAGATAGAGAAAACATCTCTATTGATATACCTAATACTTTAAGAAATGATGTTGATAAAGTAAGTAAACTTTTTAATAAGATCATGTCTTACATAGAGAGGGTTAGTTAATGTCTAATAATATAATACAAGAATTTCAGGATTTTCCTTATCAAATCTTGACTGAAGATAGCGGAGATGGTAAAAAAACAACCAAACTTCGTGGCCTATTACAACATGCTGGAGTTCCCAATGGGAATAAAAGAGTATATCCTAGACCTATTCTAGAAAGAGAAATTACTAGGAATAGCGAAAAGATAAAAAACCGCCAAATGCTTGGAGAACTAGATCATCCACCAGAGGGTAAGATACATTTGGACAAAGTGTCTCATTGCATCACCGACCTTAACATGGAAACCGATGGGAAAGTCAACGGGGTCGTTGAAGTTTTCGACGGCGCTGATGAGGAAGGTGGAACACCTCAAGGTAGGATTCTTGGTTCTTTAATCCGAAGGGGAGTTAGATTGGGAATTTCCTCAAGAGGATTTGGATCGGTAAAGAAAAGTGGGGAAGTAAGTGAAGTCCAAGATGATTATAAATTAATCACCTTTGATATAGTTTCTGATCCATCAACACCCAATGCTTATCCTTCTGCTGTTTATGAACATAACGAAGCAGACGGTTGGATGAAAGAAGAGAACGATAGTATAAATATCGCAGATATTTTAAGCGAAACTTTAGAAGATTAGGAGGTTTCTTCAATGCCTAATATATTAGAAAATATAGAGCTCAATGAACAGCAAGTAAAGGCGTTTAACAAAGAGTTAAACAAATGGAAAGTTAAAAAAGAGCAAGAGCTCAGTGAAAAAGTTAGGTCTGACATCAAGACAGAATATGATGTTAAGCTAAGAGAAATAAAAGAAGAAAAAGAAAATTTCAAAAAAGAGCAAGAGAATCTTGTCGAAGAGATAAAAGAAAAAATGCAAAAGGTAATGGTAAAAAGATTTACCGGCGCTATCAAAGAAATGTATGATGAACTCAAAGTGGAAGCTAGAAAGGACGTTATGAACGACCCTAGAATTACCGCTCTTGACGAAGTTAAGAACATTGTTTATCCTCTTATGGATGAGACTGTTACTAAGGGTTATGTAGACGAACTATCTAATGCACTTAGAATGGTAGAATCTAGAGAAGAGGAAAACGACAAGCTTAAAGCTAAAATTAAGCTTAAAGAAATTACTGCTAATCTTTCACCAAGTGTAGCCGAAGCAGTTGAAACTTTTATCGGCGAAGCTACTTCTGAGGAAGAAGTTGTTGAAAAATACGCTAAACTAAAAAACTTAGTTGGTGAAGGTAAAAAGAAGAATAAAAAAGACAATGGAGTAGAAGACGAAGAAGAGTCTGAGGAAGATGTTGATATCGACGGCGAAGAAGATGAAGAAGATGAAGTCGAAGAAGATTGGAATCCAGATGATTATGAAGGCGAATACTCCGATGAAAGTGATGACGAGGAAGGCGACTCTCCACGTGATTATGAAGATAAAGATGGAAAGAAGAAGAAGAAAAAAGAAGAATCAATGGATGAAGAACTAGAAATTAATCCTAGTTTCCATTACAACAAAAATGAAGACAACGAGAAAAAAGATGAATACGTTCAAGAGCTTAATGAGATGTTAAAACTTGCAGGCGTAGATATCGAGGATTAATTAACAGGAGGAAATTAAATGCTTTTTGATTATAATAAATTACAGAAAGAACAAAAAAATCAAATTCTTGGTAAGTGGAAACCATTCCTTAAGGGAATAAAAGATGGCCACTTAAGAGAAAATACGGCTATGTTGCTTGAGAACCAGTCACAGTACTTGTTAGAAGAGCCACAAACTCAAGCAGGAGACGTAGTTGGTATACAAAAGATATTGCTTCCTATAGTACGTAGGGTATTCCCTAACTTAGTAGCAAACAACTTAGTATCAGTTCAGCCGCTAGCCGGACCAACTGGTGTTATATTCTATCTTAAATACCAATTCGCTTCAACTAAATCAGAGACTGCTGCTGGATCCGAATACAGCATGTACTCAGAAAATCCTAGTGATGCTAGCCAGGGTTATAATCCCTATTACTCTAGCGATGATGTTAGAGAGGTTACTGTGGCAGCTAATGATGGTGCTGGATCAGCATCTACCTTTGTTTTCGACACAGACACAGACTGGGATGACGGACTTAAAGGTTCAGATTGGACTGATAGCACAAACCCATTACTTAAAAGAACTAGACTTAGGTTTAAGGCTTATGATGGTAGTGGTAACTCTTCTACATTCTTATTTAGGTATGACGGAAGAGCCGGAAAGAACGTATGGCAAATTAAAGAAACTGACAGAGCCGGAACTGGTATTGCATTATTTGGCGATGCTGCTAACGCAGTATTCGGTGCTCTTGATGCAGCAACAGCTGGTTATGATACTAACGAAGGTAGCCTCAGCTTAGCATCTGTTTCTTATACAAATGCTTCAGATGAAATAACAGTCACTCCTACTAGTGCTGGAAGTACTCTTGGTACTGCACTTACTGTTGAAGGAGTAGAAGGTTTCTATACTTACAAACAAGAAGGAACTGAGAATATTCCTGATATGTCAATCTCTATCAGCCAGTATCCAATTACAGTTAAGAGCAGAAAGCTCAAAGCTACTTGGACAAATGAAGCTGAGCAAGACTTGAAGGCTTATCACGGCTTAAACGCTGATGCTGAGCTAACAGCTCTTGTATCAAATGAGATGATCGCTGAAATCGACAGGGAAATCGTTAGAACAGTTATGGACGCAGTTCCTATTAGTTCTTTCAGATATGTTGATTGGGGCGCTGACACAGACAACAACACCTCTGGTAACTATTTGGATAGACACAGAAACCTTACTCAGACTTTCGCAGAACTCAGTAATGAGATCTATAGAAAATCTAAGATTGGTCCTGCTAACTGGATAATTACATCACCTAAGATGGCTTCTTACTTAGAGACTCTTGAAGGTTTCGTTGCCGCACCGGCAGCTACTCAAGGTGGTCTTGGTATCGTTAAAGCTGGTGATTTCCGTGGAAATTACACAGTATACAAAGATCCATTGTTCCCACCAAATAAGGCTGTTATGGGTCACAAATCTCCTGCATCTCCTTTCGGAGCTGGAGTGGTTTATGCACCTTACGTAACTCAAGTAACACCTACCCTCTATGGTCCTAATGACTTTACACCTAGAAAGGGATTCCTAGCTAGGTACGGTCTTGTACAGGTTCCATTGGGTGATCTACTCTATGGTATGGTAAGTGTATCTGATTTACCAGGAAGTGAATAAGTTAATATAATATAATACGTTATACAGGGCAGTCATTAATGGCTGCCCTTTTTTGCGTAAAAATGCATATATTAAAACAACTATAGAGATTATACCGTAAAGATAAATATATGATAGATTATAAAAAGCCAAGAAAAAATAAGCAAAATAAAGTTTTTGATGTAGATAAACTTGAATGGTCAATCCAAGAATATCAACAACGAAAAGATAGGAAAGTAAAAGCTGTAATAATAGATAATAATCCACTAACAAAAAGAGATAAAGTAAAGTTTATATGTGAGCGTTGTAAAATTGAAGTAGAATTATTTTCAGATAAATTTGTAAAACGTAAAGGGGAAAAACTTTGTAGATCTTGTGCAATTTCTGTGTACCACGAGAGAAATCCTGATTGGCTCGAGCTATCTGAAGAACAAAAGAAAAATATATCAGAAAAAAATTCGGGCCCAAGAATTAAAGATGTAGAAACAAGAATTTGTCCTTCATGTGGAAAAAAATTTAAAGTAAGACTTACCGCACATAACATGACAAAGAAGTATTGCTCTAAAGAATGTAATATAAAAAACTGGTCAGAACACGGTAAGGAAAATGGTGGGCAATATGGTTATCTCGGTTCAAAACCGTTTCATTATAAGAGTAAACCTGAAAGACAATTTAAATCCCTATTAGAAGAATACAATATTAATTTTAAACATCAAAAATTTATTAAAATAAATAATAAAATGCACTCTTTTGATTTCTGGCTGCCTGATCATAATACTTTTATAGAGGTAGATGGTGATTATTGGCATTATAATACTAATAATCCCAATGTAAATAAGAAGCCTCCAAACAAAAAACAAATCAATAGAATGGAATTAGACAAAGAGAAGAATGAATATTGTAAGAAGAATAATATTAAGCTTATAAGGATATGGGCTTCTGAATTAGAAGAAAGGGCAGAGCAAGTATTAGAGCAATTAGATATAGTATAATTTTATTAGCCAGTGATTTATTCACTGGTTTTTTGTGAGTTAATATCAAGATAATAACCAAAGGAACACATAAATATATTTATTAGAGGAAACTTTATGAAACTGCAAGAGGTTCTTATGGGGCCACAAATTTATGGGAAAATGAAAGATCTCTTTTTAGATTTAACATCCAAAAAGAATAAAGTGCCAAAGTTCAAAGAGTTCTATGATAATTTAAAAAAAGAGAATCCATCTATAAAAACAAATATGGAAACTCTTAGGAAAAAATCCCAGATTCACGATATAGAGCATCAAAAAAGTAAATATGAAGAATATAAAGATGTATATAATTATTTAGTAAAGCAATATAAACAGGGGGATTTAAGAAGATAAAAAAAGATCTTCATAAAAAATAATCTGATATTAAAAATAGTAACAAAGATAATATATGTAAAGAACAACTTATGAAGTAGATGCCTGGTAGCTTAATAGGTAAAGCAGTAACGTTTAATGTTTCCTTTTGAGGGCGCCTGAGACTGGAAGTTAGTTACAGAAGACCGGATCATTCCCGGCCCCAGAGATAATCACTAATAAGCTTTAGTTCTTACATTAATCCTTACGAATTATGGAGGCGCAATGAAGTTCGTAATTTAAACTTCCCACCATCGTTGATGGAACTGATTCTTTGAACGGGGGGTGATATTGGAAAGTAATTTTTGGATAAGGGTGGCAATGCCACCCTTTTTTGTGCATAGTTGATTTTATGGATGAGTATAAAAAGCTTTTAGACAAATGGCTATATGGGACAGAAGAGCCTGTTGCTACCGGTAAAATAGAAGATTTTCAAAAATTATTTAATATAATTAAAGAGTCACATCCTAGCTCGATTGGATCATTTAATACTACTAAATCTAAGGGTATAAAAAATAATGGAAATACCAAAGCATATCTAACAAAATTATTATTAGCGGAGTGTAATTGTACTAATTGTGTTTATAAAAACGATGAAAAAGTAAAAGATCATTGTGAAAAGTTTGCTGTTGGACCAGAAAAGAATATTTGCAAAGACTACTCAGAAAAACAAATTATAGGCGAATACGCTATAACAAAACCAAATAACAGTATATATTACCTAAATTATTTAGATACAAAAAATGAATATTCATGATTATTGTAAGCACACTGATTGTCCAGTTCACCCCAAAAACCCAAATAGTAAGAAAGAAGATAAATTTGTCTTACAATCTGAAGATTTATCCATTGAAATAGAAATATCCTTGCCATGTTTGATATGTAACCAATCTGAAAAAATAAATATGAAAGACTTACTAAAAAGGGCTATATTAAAGAGAAAATTAAAAAATGAATAAATATTGTGAAATGGAAGATTGTCCAGCTAAAAGAAATGAAATAGAAATGACATTTTATGCTATAGATAATTTAAAAGTCCCAGTTGCTTGCTTAATGTGTGTGCATTTTAATAAAATAGAAATGAATAAAGTATTAAAAAGCATTAAGACTAAAAATAATTTAAGATCAAATAGTCGAGAATCTATTAGAATATAATTATGGAAAACGAGTTAACAGATAAAGAAAAGATTGATGCTTGGATTGAGCTGATTGAATTTAATAATTTTTTAACTGATGAAAGTGGTCGTCCATTACCGGGAGAGTTTGGATTAGCGACGGAAGCTTTCTTAAAAAAAGATGGTATTGAATTTAACGAGCATGGAAGTGCAATATGCAACTATCTGCAAAGAAATAATAAAGTTATTATTCCGGATAAAGCTGCGGCTAAAGAATTCTTAGACACAGCACAAAAGAAATTTTTACTATTCATATATACTGATCTAATTGTTAACACCGTTACAGCTAAGAACGTAGAAGACTTATATATAGTATGGGTTAAACTCATGAACAGAATATCAGATGAATTTGATTATGATATACCTAGAAAATTGCTTCCAAATTTTATAAAAAAGGATACTTTTAATCTGTTAGAAAAAGTAGCAAAAGAAATTTAAGTTTTATTCGACTATGCTATATAATTAAAGCATGGAGGCTAATATGAATAATTATATTTCTAATTCTTTCCAAGACAGAATTCAAATTTCTCTTGCTAATATTTCCAAGAGCTCAAAAGATAAATATTCTATAGTTAATATGGAATATATTCCTAATACTTTCAAATGTGAGCTTTGTGGACACCGACCTTGTTTATATGCTTTTAGTATTAAAAATTATGAGACGGACAAAGTAATTAAAGTTGGTAGTGAATGTGTAAAACACTTCCGTGGAGAATGTGATATAGACGTCGCAGAGGGGTTAAAAAAAAGAATCAAATCTGTTACTAGAAAAATGAGAAGATATTTAAAGAAATATGTTGAGCCAGAAGATTATAAATCAATGTCCGTTGAAAGAAAGAGAATGATTACTACTGAATTGTTTATGAGGTTTCAAGTTAAAGAGTCTCTAAGAGGAGAAGGCCAAAAAAAAGCTAAATTAACAAAAGAAGATGTAGAAACTATCTTAAAAACAACTGCCGAAAAATAATTAAGGGGGAACAAAATTATAACACTAAATGAAATTTATAAAATAGAAGATATTTTCTATTATAATCATATAAAGATTGCAAAAATCGAACATTATCAAAATAGATTAGTTGTACGAGTTCATAAAATAAACGTACAAAAATTTAAAGAAATTACTAGTAGCATAGATAAGGTTATTGGGGATAAGGATGTTGTCTATATTAAAAACGATCTAAAATTGTGGGAAGTATTTATTATTAAACTTTTTAATTTAGAATATTTATACAAAGATTATAGAGGCAGGAAATAGAATGAATTATTTCACTAGTGATTGGCATTTGGGCCACCAGAAGATGTTAAATGGGCTTAGAGGCAATATTTTCTCATCTGTAGAAGAACATGATAATACTATTATAAATAATATAATTGAAACTTTATCTCCAGGTGACAATTTGTTTTTCTTGGGCGATGCTTTTTGGAAATACTCATCTAAAGAAGTTGAGCAAGTTATGATAAAGTTCAAAAAACACAAAATAAATATACATTGGATTTTAGGAAATCATGATAAAGTTAGTTGGACTAAATATGGTTGTGTAAAATGGTTCGGGCAAATGAAAGATATTTCCATTGATAAACAATTTATCACTTTAAGTCATTACCCCATGCTTGTTTATAATAAATCACATTATTCAGCATGGCTTTTATATGGGCATATTCATAAGAATGATAATACCTGGGATATAATGAAAGATGATTTAATATTAGAAAATTATTTAGGTAAGTCACTTAACGTAAACGTTGAATTGTATGATTATAAACCATTATCCTTTTTACAAATTAGAGAGATATTAAAAGATAAGCCAGAAAATTTTGATTTAATAAAGAAAAATAAGAAAGACGAATAGCTTTTCCTTCTATTTTTATGCTCACATTAACTCTTTCGGTTTTCTTGCAGTATTTCCTGTTTTAGTACACTCAGCATAATGTTTTAGCCTGCCATTTTTAAAACAAGACTTCATTATTATTGTACCACCCCAACGTGAGATTAATTCTTGTGTGCCATCCCTTCGTGCATTTTTACTTATTTTACCTGCAGCCATTAAACATACCTCTCTTTAATAATATACAGTTAATTCTTATCTTGTTATAAAAGTAAAAAAGCAGGAAAATTAACTCCTACTCTTTTTCATCAGTTATAGGCTCAAAAGAGCCCTTTTTAACAAATATAAACTGTATCTCATCTTTCTTTACCTTCTTTTTAACCTCAGAATCTAAGTCTAAATCTAGCATAGCAGTCTCTGTGTCTTTTGCAATAATCTTCTTAGTTAAAATTATTTCACACTCTCTTTTGTCCACTATAATAATTTCATATACGTTCATTGATTTAATCTCCTCTTTATTTTCTTGATTTTGTTTATCAAAGTATTTTTTTAACTCTTCGATTATTTTATCATTTGAGCATTGATTATAATTCCAGTTATTATCTCCTCCGTATCCATATCCATATTCATAATATATGTGTTCTGGCGAAGTTGTAATTACTTGTGGATAGTAATCAATAGTACCAGCACTGTTATCGGTTATAGTATATTTATGATTCATCTTTATATCCTCCTCCTTTTATTATAATTTGACTTTGGTGTTCACCTATATCACCAGATGTAGTAGTATAACTATTAACAGAATAATTTATATTCATAGAGCTGACAACCATGGACGAGTTTTCCCAGCTTATGTTCCACTTTTTTGCATCTTCAAAGACAAACTCTGAATTATATTGATCTTTGAAATATTGCAAATCCTTTGCATTTAAAGATGACTCCATTAACTTTTCTAACTTACGAGAAGTATTTTCCGGATAAGCTTCCTTAAATTTTTCCCATACTTCCTTTGATATAGTAACTCCTGGCTTTATTCTTCTTTCTGACATTTTATATCTCCTATGGCCATAATATATCCATGTTTATATATTTAACTTATGCATACAGAAATAAAGTTCCACGTTAAAACATAAAAAATCTAAAGATAATATAAAACGAAATGGAGCAAAAGAATGGCTTACGAAGGAATAAAAAATTTTGTAATGAGACGTCTTGGATATCCAAGAGTTAAGGTTTATCTTACAGAAGAGCAGATAGAAGATAATATTTGGGAAGCTATAAGTTGGTATTTTGAATATAGAGCATTAAAGACTAAATGGCATTATATACCGGCTATATCAGGAAGTAATGAGCATAAAATACCACCTAACATAGTACCACAATATATACGCGAAGTGGCTTTCAAGCCAAGTGATCCGTTATTGTCGTTAACTGGTGTAATGCAAGATACATATATACTTTATTACTTGCAAAATGCTGGTGGAGCTTCTAATTTTATAGTAGATTATTGGATGACATTATCTTCATATGAAGAATATGTTAGAGTTCTAGGCAATCAGCCACACTGGGAAATTATAAATGGAGATACCATAAAATTAGATCCAACTCCGTCTACGGATTATAAAATAGGAATTAAATACGATGAAATTCCAGATGAAAATGTCATAGAAAATATAAGATGGATTAGACTATATACTCTAGCATTATCTAAAATTGTGGAGGGAGAGATTAGGTCTAAGTTTAGCAGTTTCCAAGCTGGATCTGGCGAAATCTCACTTAATGGTGATACATTAAAGTCTGAAGGTAAAGAAGAGCTAACAACATTAAATCAAGAGAATTATGAAAAAGGTGATCCTCTTGGAATGGTAATGGGGTAATTTATGTCAACAAGATGCAATATTGGTATTGGGCCCCTAGAAGAATTCATCGGCCTTTATATTCACTCAGATGGATATCCAGATGTAAAAATAGCAGAACTAACCGCTTGGCTACAAAAAAATGGTTATCCGCAATTTGTAAAAGTAATAAAAAATACTTATGCAATTGGAGGTAAAAGCTTTGATGGGTCATTAAATCCTAATTCTATTATAGACACTTTATATAATAAAGGAAATAAAGATGGACATGTAAAAGGCAAGAGTGATGCGTTAAACCAAGAGTTTGCCTATATAGTAAATAAAGATATTATAGATGTATATAACTGGGGAAAAAAACTAGGAACTATTAATTGGAAAAAAGGTGCAAACAGAGAAACAATAGAATATATATTTGATCCAGGAAGAAGAGATTATGAGTTAAACGACGGTGCATATTATGCTATAGGTAATGCTGTATATATGAAATTTTGGGAGAAACTAAGGGATAGATAATATGGATAAACCTACTAATATTACTATTAGGAAAAAATATGAAAGTTATTTGACAAAAAACTTTTATAATTATATAAAAAACAAATATAATAAAGTTGCTGTTAATTATTTATACGATGTTATAAACAAAAATATGGATATGAAATCCTTTTATAACATGAAGAAATTAAAAGACGTTGAGTATAAATTTGAAGAATATAGTGGTTATATATCAGATGCTTTTGAGGATGCTATAAACACCTCTGAGGAAGAAGTAGAAGAACAGATAGAGGATGCTAAGGAGGATGATTATGAAATACCAGATAGAGAAATTGAGCAGCTAAAACTATATTATTTTGAGTTACATCTGCTCGATAATCTTGCTGGTATTTCTAAAGATCTAGAAAATTTTGCGAAAGATGCTTTTAATCAAGCTAAGAGAAGAGCAAATCACACACAGCCTATAATAGATATTGTTTATGGTGAAATAGACAATCTTGCTGGTGATATCGAAAAAATAATAGAGGAAAGAATAAGAGCTGAAAGAGATGTCTTAAATTATATATTCGACGAAATATTTAAAGGTTATATATAAATGAGTGCAGAAAGAACTGATAAGAATAAACTTGAAATAAATAAAATATATATACATCAAAGACCGTGGGCTGTGTTTATTTTTAAACCACTAAAAATGGTTAAGAGGAGCATAAAACCTGGTTATTATCCAGGAGATCCTATGGAAATAGAAGAAGACTACAGAGTAGAGGTATTATTACATTTCTTGAATGAAAAATATAATAGAGTAAAGGGGCAGACGCCAAAAGACAATGGAAAAACTATAGTATTAAGAAATGAAGATACTATCCATGACTCCGAAAAACTAGATGATTTGCTAAATGACCGGTTTGCTAAATTTGGGGTTTTTGAAGATCTTTTTAAAGCCGGAAAAAATATTAAGATATAATGATATTATTAATGTTAATTATTAATGTTTAATTATGGGCGGTAAATTTGCGGGCAGGGTACCCGCAAAATTCGCCCACCTACCCGCAAATTGCGGGTGTTAGGAGTACTAAATGATAGAAGAGATATTAAATGAAATAAGAACGTCAAACTTAGAGCATATAAAACAGTTAAAACTTAGAGATGTGTGGAATGACTATCCAGTAGAATTGGCCAGGCTTATATATAAGACTTTAAAAGAGAATGGTTATGATTATGAAGAAGCATATGCTCAAGATGTAATAAAGAATGTAAAAATATCAGGTTTTTTCTTTTTTCCAGCAGATACTAATAAAATTACTTTTGACTCGGATTTCTATTTATCATTTATGTTGAAGGCGGGTGGACTAGTAGTGAAGGTTGGTTTAAAAGATCCATATTATGTCACCTCCCTAGAAGTATTTATCTCTCTAAAAAGTACAGTAGAAGAGATGCTAGATAAAATTATTAGCTTTTTGAAAGAAAATAAGATAGATGATGACGATCCTGATAAAATGAAGAAAATAAAAGAATTGAGGGATAAATATTCTAAAACTAGTCAGTATCCTAAACAGTTGACACGAATTAAGAGTTTTGCATATAAAAAACATATAAATTTAATATTCGATAAAGATGATAATGGCCAATCTATTATATTGCTATCAGCAAGGTTCAATGATATATTACCTCCATCTATAAATACAATTGATTACGAAAAATCTATGGAGCTTAATATAATAGAAAATAATTATAAATATACTTTTCAACTAGAGTTTTTACAAGAAGTACTCGATAAATTAATACCAAAAATAGAAGCTGTAAATAACTATATAGTAAAATATAACTTTTCACCAAACAGTCTTAAATTAGAAATATCTGATAAAAGTGGAGAAAGTATTGATCCACATCAAAATATTAAAATCAAGCAAATACATAATAGATTGAAAGAAAGATTGAGCGATTTAAGAAAACATGCTCCATCGTCAATAAAGGAGATGAGCTTTGAGGAGTTTAAAAGACATTCTATAAAAGTAATATTAGGAGAATAATTTATGAAAATGGTAGAAGCTTTACAAACTAAAATGAGTGACGAAATAGAATTCGATCAACAAATAACAAAAAAGAATAAGTTTGAAAAACTTATTGACGCAATTAAAAACAATAATTCACTAGAAATGACTTATGTTATAAATGCATTTCCAAGATTAGAAATAGGGGCTACGTTAGATAAGCTTAAAAAAAGAAGGAAATATAAAAAATACCCTGGATATGATGTAGCTATTTCTAAGCTGGAATGGCGAAGGAGTCATTAATTTGGTTAAGAGTAGAAAACGCAATATAGCAACAGGAATTGTAGTCCCAATAATAGTGGCTGTAATTATGATTATACCTTCTTTTTTAAACAAAATTGTTCTTAATGAAAACACAACTATAGATAAGTTAAAAGGATCTTATATATGTACTAGCAGAAAAATATATAAAGATAATAAAGAAAGTGAAACGATAAAAAGCTCCGTAGATAGATTATTAAGAATGGTAATAACAGAAGATAAAACAATGTATTTATATATTGATGGTGGAGTAATAAATTGTCTTTGGAGTATAGTAATAAGAAATGATGTAATAGAGTTATTCCCCATTGCTGGTAGCAGAGACAATCCACTTTGCAGAAAAAGAGATAAAATAGTATACCGATTAAGAAAAGATAAATTTTATTGGTTTACTGATAGTCAATTATACCTATTAGAAGAAAAATATGGAAATATAAAAAGAGTGGAATATGAATTTACAAAACTTAAATAATATAAAAGAAAAAGAGATAAAGTATAAATTAGCGGACAATTGGCTACCAAAATTAAAAGAATTAATAGATGAGAAATTAAGATTATATTCTATAGAATTTCCAGTTAAGACGCTTGATGGTATCAAGTACGCAGATCTATTATTTGAGATAGACAAAAATGATTCTCCTTTTAAAAATAATATGTTAGTTCTAGAATTAAAGAAAGAGTTAATAGGAACTGGAGTAGTAGATCAAGTTTCCAGATATACTCACTTTATAAAATTACAATTACATAGAAAAAATAAAGTTACATCTATAATAGCTGGCCCTTATTTTAGTGACTGGGAACTTAAAAAATGCAAAGATAATAATATACTTGCTTTGCAATATGATTTAAAAGGAAATATGAGGTTTTTAAATGTCTAGTCCGTTCGAACTATATGACGATTTGTACAACTGGGAAATGGATCTATTTAACGAAGTAGATCAAGAAAAAATAAATATTGAAGGCGCGCCAATGTTAATTTGGCTATTTGACTTAGAAGAAACTAAAAAGCAGAACGATTCTATTCCTGATGACGGACTTGATATGAATGATTTATATGGCGAAGCCCCTCCCGAGAATTTAATTTATACTGGCCCACACGGACCAATAAAGGGTAGTTATTTAGAGCCAGTTTGGACCCAAGATTTAATGGCTTTTGGTATAACAGAGCCCGAAGAAGTAAATATAAAATTTAATAAAAAGCAAATAGTTGATAGACTTGGTAGAGGTTTTATAATAGGGGATATAATAAAAACTTTTCATAAAAAATTCTATATAATAGAAGACGCTTATGTTTCAGATGAAACTGCTATTTGGGAATATATCCATATAAATGTAATAGCTAGAAAGGTAGATGAAAACAGTATGGATTTGCCAGGAAGATAATATGGAAATAAATTACGATATAAAGTTAAACAAGGTTTTTGACAAGAGTGAAATAAATAAAGAAATAAATAGAGTTTTAAAAAAGATTATCAAAAACATAGAAAAAATAATGTTCGTAAAGAAAGAGCAGGGTAAAATAAGTTCTGGCATGACTTTACAAGAGTTTGTGGATAATAATGCTGGGCTCTTTCTAAAAGACATTTTACAAGGATTTTTAGACAAGGGTATAATAAGTAGATACTCATATATAAGAATGGTAAATGATAATCAGTATAAAAAAGAATTGTCTTTATTGGCTAAAATAAAAGATGAGCATCAAGGAAGATTTGAAAATGCAGATATGCAATATATATTAAAACAAACAGGCAATTTAGATTCAACAACTGCTACCAGAATCTTTAATGATATCATGGGAGAATAACATTGCAAAACAATAATTATCCGATATTTGCGGAATATCATTTATATATAAAAAGATGGCTAAAAGAGGTTATGAGTCTACCAAGATATGAGGATACAGATACAAAAATCCCTGTTGTATATAGTACTCCTCGTAGAGCATTTGCTATGGGCTCATCGAGTGAAGAGCTGGGAGATGCAGGAGGAGAGCCTTTATATGCACCTCCAAGTCAGGGAAATAATTGGCTGCCTATTATTACCTTTCATATGACAAGTATGGAGCCAATTATGGGGAAAACTATCCCTTACGAGCACGTTTTGAGACAAAAAATCAAAGATAATAATGATAAGGTCACAGGCTATCGTAATAATAAACCTTTACTACCTTATACCATAAACTACGTTGCTACGTTATATACAGGTCTTATGCAAGACATGGATATATTAACTTATAGACTAGCTACTGAATTCCGGCCAAATTGTTACTTGTGGATTGGACCTGAGGATAAAGTAAACAACGGAGATTATGGATTATGGGCACATATGTTTTTAGATAGCGTAACTGATGGCACGGAATATGAACCTGGAGATATTGGAGAAAGAGTAGTCAGAAAAGATTTTTCTTGGACAATAACAGAAGCTTATGTTCCTACTACTGAAGCCAACATTGATGATAGAGTTATACAAGAAGTATACACTGATATCCTTGATACAGAAGGAGAATTATTACAAGAATGAAATATTTGATTAAAAACAAAACTATTAAAACTATAGTACTTTTATTAGATGGAAAAACAAAATACCTTTTCCCGAAAGGTGATAGACTGGGAAGAGATAAAATAGAAATTAATAAGTTAACTGGACAAGTGAAAAATGCAAAATCACTTAAATTTTTACAGATAACTAAAGTAGAAAACTAAGGAGGCTAGATAAATGGCTCATGATATTTTAAGTCCTGGTGTTTCGGTTCAAGTTAAAGATAATACAACTTACCCTGCAACAGTACAAGGGACTGTAGCAGCAACAGCCGGGTTCGCTGAAAGAGGACCGGTTAACGAACCGACATTAATACTTTCAAAACAAGATTATGCAGAAACTTTTGGTAAACCAATAGCTGATAACCCTTATATGGGTATGTTCGCAGATAAATTTTTAGAAGAATCCGTTGCATGGTTTACAAGAGTAGCAAAAGAAAAAGACTACGAAAAAGTTTGTAGTACGGTAGCTCCATCTTTGGATTTTGCGGGAGTTTCCTCTCCAGAATTCTGGATTAGGCTAGAGGATTTTCCGGTACCAAACAATGGAGTGTTCAAAGTTTCAATGACTGGCGGCTCAACCTTTACAGATTTACAAGCTTTAATTGATGATATGAATATGTCATTCGAATCTGTAACATTACCAGATGGCGAAACACTTTTAAGCAATTATATAACAGCAGAAGAGGATGAAGAAAACCCAGGAATGCTTTGTATAAAAAGTGATTATTATATAAATGTTCGTATAACAATATTATCATCTGAAGACACCTCGAATAATGTAGCAAAGACAAGTGGTGCTGGTAATATTGGAATAGCAGACGGCGCTTCTTCTGAAGACGTAGGAGCTATTTCAAGAGCATTTCATAGATTACCAGTTGGGTCAACCCAAGCAACTAATGCTAGTATAAATTCGTCTGCCCCTATAACACAAGAAAAATTAAATATGATTTCAGCTTATAATTTGATTAACTTAAAAATTGATGGTAGCTCAGCTGAACCATTAAAAACTTATGAAGATGTCAATATTACACCAACAAGTGGAACACCAGCTGGATTTCCATTTTTAGTAGCGGATAATGGACCAGCAACTGACGCAGATCTTTCTACTTCAGATTTTGATATTAGCCTGTCAGGCTTTTATGATTTTTTAGCTAGTGATGCAACTGGAGATATAAATAATACTTTTACTATAACAGCAAGCGTAGATGGAACTGGCACTGAATTCACAGTAGATGACTTAGTAAGTGACTTGAATGCACAATTGACATCGATTACAACACCTGGCGGAACATTATTAGATTACATACAGTTTGAAAAATTTGAGACTACAAAAATAAGATTAGTAAATGGTACAGCTGGTTTGGCAAATTTTGGTAGCCAAGTAAGTGTGGAAATAGCAAATGGTACAACTGGAGATATCGTCAATTTAGGTTACACTGGAACAACAGTTACTGAGTCAGGAACAGATGCAACATGGTCTCTAGTTGATGTAGCAGAAAAAATCAATAATGCTATAGCAGAAGCACAAATATCGGCATCAAGCGATATTTTAACTATACAAAGCCAAACAGTTGGTGGAACAAGTTTTATTGAGATAAATGAAGCAACTACAACAGAAGACTCCGCTCTTTCAACATTGAACTTTACAGATGGAGAAAATTCAGTTGGCTCGGTGGCAACTAATAATGGAGTTATTAATTTCGTAGCAAAAGATGCTGGTAGTTTTGGGAATAACATTAAAGTTAGAACATACACAACAACTAACCCAGTAACTGGCTCTGATATTTATAGCTTAGAAGTTTATGAAAACGATCAGAGTGTAGAGATCTATAATAATGTAAGCTGGTCAAATTCTTCATCGGATAACTTTATAAAGAAAATATTAGAAGAGTCTAATTATATTGCAGTAGATTTCGGCGCAACCGTTCAATACCCTAATACAGATACATCAATGCCACCAACAGCTCCTGCGCCAAATAACGCTGATATAGGAAACCCAGAATACTGGGAATTATCTGGTGGAAACGATGGAGTTCCAACAGACCAGAATGCTATGGACTCATTAATAGTTAACGCTCTTGATGAATATACAGACAGAGAACAATTTATAATTGATGTAATTTTAGCACCTGGTTTTGTAGGTACACCCATTGTAAACAAATTGCAAAACCTCGGTGAATCTAGAAGGGATTTAGTGGCCCTAGTAGACCCTCCACCATTTTTAGATTGGAAAGAAATCATAGATTGGCATAACGGTAATTATAGCATGGGAGCCTCTAATTCTGTTTCATTGAGTTCAGCTTATACTATAGCAACATGGGGATGGCAAAAAGATTTTGATCCATATAATGAGAGTTATATCGATCTTCCGCCATCTATTTATGAAGCTGTTGCTTTAGCTAGAACACAAAATAATTATGAATTATGGGAAGCACCTGCCGGCTCGGCAAGAGGTATAGTTAATTCTATTAGCTCTTATACTAAGCCAAATCAAGCACAAAGAGAGTATCTATATAATGATGTAGATCCTGCCTGTATAAACCCTATAGTTCAATTCCCAAATAAGGGTACTTTGATTTATGGTCAAAAAACATGCTTAAGACAAACTAAGGCTATGAATAGAATAAACGTAGTAAGATTGGTAAATTCAATAAAACGTAATGTTGAAATTATTGGAGATAAATATATTTTCGAATTAACTAATCCTACAACTTGGGGAAATATAGATAGAGAATTAAGGGCTTATCTTGGAAACATCCAAGAAAGAGGTGGCCTTGCTACGTTTGGAGTAGTATTTGATGGATCTACAAATACCGGTCCTAGACAAGATCAGGGTATTATGTATGGTAAAATCTTTATACAACCAGTAAGAGTAGCAGAAAGAATATATATTGATTTAACAATACAAAAAACTGGAGCTGAAGCTGCTGTATAGCAGCTTCGGTTTCTTTAAAAATGAAAATTAAGACTTGAAACTAGAAAGATATAAAAAATTGACTTCTATGGAGGAAACTAATGGCTATTAGTTTAAGTAACGCAATATCCGGCAAAAGAGAGCCGAAAAGAGGCAATAGATGGATACTTAAATTTGAAGATATACCTAGACACGACAGAACCAGTCAAAATAGCAAATATAGTAATGGCGCTGGATCTGACGCTGAATCTCTTGCTATAGACTTATTCTCAGCAGGTAGACCAAATTTAAATGTCAACGCATCGGAAGACGTCTCTAGACTAAATGAAAAATGGAAATTTGCACATAACCCAACTTGGGACAATATATCTGTTGAATGGTATGATTTTGACTCAGGTAAATCATCTGCAACACAAATCGTATGGAAATGGATGCAAACTATTTATGATGTATTAAATGGCACCATGGGTTATGCAGCAAGCTACAAGACAGATGCTTCCCTAATTCTATTGGGTCCAGGGCAAACGTTTGCTACTAACCCAAAAACAAATATTGAAGTAATTGAAGCTTGGGATTTATTTGGATGTTTTCCTGGTAATATGCAAACAGGTGAATTAAGCTATGAAAACAACGATGTATTAAGAGTTACAGTAGATTTATTCTATGATTATGCTAACTTACATACAGAAGATGATTATGGTACAGATGGTGGAGCATGGTCAGTGCAAAGCTAATAAATACGCATAATTTATAAAAAGTGGTAATAAATTGACAAAGGGGTAAAAATGAGCCAAAACAAAAAAGATACAATAGAAATACCTGAACCTGTTAATAGGCCTAAAGAGGAGGAGAAACCAAGGGCGGAACATCCCCAATCTTCTCCTCAGCCTAGCAGTATAGGTAGACCAATTAAAAATAACAGTCCTTCTAAATCAAGGTTTGAGCCTGATCCTATTCCTGTGGAAATCCCATCAAAGGGTTTTCCTTATCGTGGTGTAATAAATGACGAAGAAGTTGCAAAAGGTATAATCAAACTTAAGCCTATGACATATAGGGAAGAGAAAATCTTAACTACAGATCGCCTAATACAAGAAGGTAGAGCCCTTGATATGGTCCTTGAAAATTGTATTAAGTCAAACATAAATCCTTATGACTTATTATCTACAGATAGAATGTATTTATTATTTTATCTACGTGGTATGTCGTATGGTTTAAAATATGACTTCGATGTGAAATGCTATCACTGTGGTCATAATTTTGTACAAACGATAGAAATTGACAAACTTCCTGTTAAAATTTTTGAAGAAAAAGAAGACGCTGAGGAGCCAATTATTATTAAGCTTCCGTATTCCAAAGCCACATTAGAAGCTCACTTTATGAGAGGAGACGAAGAAAGGCAAGCAACAGAAGATGCAATCGCCTCTAAATCTTTTAATGAACCGGATGATGTAGGGGCTACACTACTAAATACAGTTGACAATGTAACACTTGAAGATGGTGAAATATTGTCACCAAACGACAGGAAAGACTTTTTAAATAATCTCATTGGCGCAGATCTGGATCACTTTAGAACTGTAATAAATGAGTTATCACCTGGCATAAAGCAATTAAATAATATCTATTGCCCTAAATGTCGTGGAGAATTGGAGTTTAATGTCCCTCTGGGACGCAACTTTTTTCGTAGATCTAAATAGTGAAAGAAATCAAAGCCGCCTCAAGAGAATGATAAATGAGCAATATCGAATTGCTTATATATCACAAGGTGCGACTAGTTATCATGATATATCTACTATGACTACGGAAGAAAGGGAAGCTGTAATTGAAGCGATTAAAGAAATCAAAGAAGAAGAGAAACAGGCTGCAGAAAGAGCTACAGGTAAATCAGGACAACAGTATTCAGATACACAATCTTATAGTAGTAAATCTGCAATGAATTCGAAGAGTAAAGAGTAAATAAGGCATAAATATATTTAATGAAAATAATCTTATATTCTGATTTACACATCCACAATCATCATAGGCTTATGGTGAATTCCGAAACAGCTCTGGGTATAATTTCATATATAAAAGATTATGCCCAAGAGCATAATATTAAAAAAATTATATGTGCTGGAGACTTTTTTCATACAAAATCAAAAGCATATGCACCTCACGTTATACAAAGTTGGTTAGAATTAAAAGAAATAAAAAAAGCTGGGCTTGAGCATTATATGCTAATTGGCAATCATGATATGGCTGTCCCCAATACAACTATGAATTCTATTTTATTTGTATTTAGCGATTATGCAAAAATAGTTCCTGATTATATTTTTTTTGACACAAAAAACACAAGATTTCATTTACTATCATACACAAATACATATTTTAATAATTTTCAAATTGATGAGAAGAAAAAAAATGTATTAGTAGGCCACCTTGACATAATAGGATTCCAGATGAGTAATGGGTTTCAAGCTATATCTGGTTTTAAAATGGATGATTTTGAAAAATTTGATTTAGTATTATCTGGTCACTACCATAAACATCAACAAAAGGATAATATAGTTTATATAGGTAGTCCATACCAAACTTCTTTCTCGGAAAGACACCAAAAAAAAGGTTTTATCGTACTTGACGATGAAACTTTGGATTGGGAATTTGTAGAATCTCCAGATGCACCAAAATATGAAATACTAGAAATAAATAAAATCACAGATTTACCAGAACATAAAATTCCTAATAATTTTCTGAAAATAAAACTAAAAAATAATTCTATTAGTAAAACTAAATTAAGGAATAAACTTACCGAACTTGGCGCAATTAGTGTTGATATAGTTGCACCAGAAGATGCAAGAGAAATTGAAAAGTACTATGAAAACGAACTTAGTAATGATCCCGCGGAACTTGCTAGGTCTTACATAAATAGTTTATCAGATTTAAATGGATATGATAAAAGAAAGTTAGTAAAGTATTTTAATAAAATTCAAGAAGTGGCGGATAATATAACAGAATATGAACTTTAATAGCGTAAAATTTAAGAACTTTATGAGCTATGGTGATGAGCTACAAAAATTAGAATTATCATCTACAGGGATAAGACTTGTTACTGGTACAAACGACAAAGACGGTGGCAGCAATGGATCGGGAAAGAGCACGGCAGTTGTTGACGCTATATGTTACGGTTTGTTTGGTAAAACAACAAAAAAGCTTAAAGCAGATAGTGTAGTAAATTATAACACCGGCAAAAATTGTTATGTTGAAGTTAATTTTAATGTTGGTCAAAATAATTGTAAAGTAAAAAGATATAGAAAAGATGACGAGTATAATAATTCATTAATATTTGAAGTAAATGGTAAAGATTTATCGGGTGAAGGTAAAACAGAAACACAGGACAATATAGAAGCAACTATTGGAATTAGTTTCAAGTCGTTTATATCAGGCATAGTTTTAAGTCAAGAAAAAGTATCTAATTTTGCAGATGCAGACCCTTTAGAACGCAGAAAAATAATAGAAAATTTATTAATGTATGATTTTATTAGTAAATATCATAAAGCTAGTAAAGAGATTTTAAGGGTTATAACCCCTGAATTAAAATCGTTATCCTCTAGTATAAAAGATAAAAAAGAAACTATTAATACTTTAACAGAGAACTTGTTAGATTATATAAATAAAAAAGAAGAAAAAGAGAAGTCTAAATCGGAGCATATAAAGAAACTAGAAGCTGAAAAAAACAAACTTGAACAATTAGACATAAACAGTGAAATTGAAAATAGAAATAAATATAAACAACTAATTAACGAGACAAATATACTTAAAGAACAATATGATGAAATAGAAAGCCGTATCTCCGAAGAAGAAAAACTTATAAAAGCTTTAACTCCTAAAATTACAGTTAGAAAAAAAGAGATAGAGACCACTAAAAATAATCCCAATATATGTCCAGTGTGTTCAAATATTATAGATAAAGAAAAATTAGATCAATATATATCTAATAAAAAGACAGAAGTTAAGGAGCTAAATACAGAAATAAATAAACATTCAGAGGCCAAAGCAGCTGCTGAAGAAAATATAAAGCTAATTAAAGCGGATTTAATGTCTAAAGAAAAGTCAATAGCAAGATTGAAAGCTAAGATTAGCAATGAACTTAATGATAATGAAATAGAACATTCTCTAGAGAAAATAAATGACATAAAAATGCAAATAAAATACCTAGAGAGCGACAAATTGGATTTAGAGAATGATGAATGGATAAGTAACACTTCGAATAACATAGAACAGCATAAGAAAAAATTAAAAAAAATAAAAAGTAAATTAAGAAAATTAGAAGAAGAGGCAAATTATTATGATTGGTGGAAAATAGCCCTAGGAAATTCACCTAATTCCATAAAATCTTTTGCGATCAATCAAGTATTAACTTCATTTAATAAATATATAAATTATTATTTAGGGTTTTTTGGCTATGATTTAACATACTCTTTAAACGACCAGCTGGAAGAGACTATTATAAAAGATGAATATGAGACTAGCTTTGGATCCTTTTCTGGCGGAGAAAAAAGGGCTTTAGAGATAAGCCTTGTTTTTGCTTTATATGAAATAATAAGATTAAAATTACCAGACAGTGTAAATATTCTTGTATTAGATGAATTATTGTCTACAAGCCTTGATGACGTAAGAATTAATAGTTCTATTGAAATTCTAAAAGAATTAGAAGAACGGGGTTTATCGATCTTCGTTATAGATCATAAATCATCCCTAAAGGATAATTTAGATTGTAGGGCAATTTCGATACGAAAGGATGAAGATGGAACATCAAGACTGGAAACAGACTGAAAATAGAAAGATAAATAAAATGAATAATTTCGAAGCTGAAAGAACATTTATATCTTCAAAATCAAAAAACGAGGTTGCTAAAGATCTTGCTAGTGAATCTTGGCAAAAGAAAAACGAGTCTGAGTTTTACAAGGATAGAAATAACTATATAATAAAATTATATGGAAAGAATCACCCTATATGGGAAATTGCAGTAGAATCAAAAAGTAAATCTTTTTCGAAAGAAGATTGGAAACTTAGGCAAGATTTTAAATCGATAAAAAATCTTGGTAAGAAGTTAAATAAAAAGCTATATATAAATGAAAATAATAGATCAGAAATTATTCAATTGATAAATACTTTAATTGCCAATCGATATAGTTTAGTTTATAACGAAAATTATATTATATTTCTTAACGGAGATACTTTGAATATATTTAAAATAGCTGCAAGGATGAATTTAAAATCAAAGAGTAATGGTTGGTATATAGGACAAAAAAAGATTTTCTGAGGTAAAAAATGGAATTAAAACTAGGATCCATCGCTGCTATAACGAATGAATTAGCCGAGAAATTAACTGGGGAATTAACTAATAATAAATTATTAGTAACAGTTGTAACAGATAATTCAACTGTACTTCGTTCTATAAAGAATAATAAAACATACAATGTTAGAAATGAAGTTTTATTAGAAAATATAAAATGGTACGAGGATAAGATTGACCAGCGTTTTACAAATGCTGCTAATAATGTTTCTTTGCCCGAATCTGAGCCCGAATCTGAGCCCGAATCTGAGCCCGAATCTGAGCCCGAATCTGAGCCCGA